GTACGGGAAAGACTAAAACATTAGAGTTTAGGTTCCACCGTGAAGCTCGCATGAGGTATCAAGCGGAAAGTCTAGAAAGCTTGTTAACCGAAAAATATAAGCTACTCCGTGAAATGATTGAACACCACGATAAAGTCCAAAAACCACGCATACAAGAGCTTCTAGATTATGCAGAGGGAAATAACCACACCATCAGCGAAATAGGCCGTAGGAAAGACGATGACATGGCTGATGTTCGTGCTGTGCATAACTATGGTAAGTATATTTCAACGCTCAAACAGGGCTATTTGGTGGGTAATCCTATTCGTGTAGAGTATATTGATGGTACCGAGCAGCAGCAAGACCTATTAAAGGACCTATCTGTTAAAAACAATTTCCACCAGCTGAACCGCAGATTAGTAAAAGACCTATCCAAGGTTGGTCGAGCGTTTGAATTGATTTATCGCAGCATGGATGACAAGACAGAGGTCGTTAGACTAGATCCACGGGAAGTATTTGTTATCTATCAAAATAACCTAGAGCAATCAAGCTTAGCTGGTGTGCGGTACTATAACAAAAATCAATTAGATGGTACTACAAAAATTGTCGAGCTTTACACCGATAATAAAATCCTGAAGTTTGAATATGATGGTGATTTAACACCTATCGGAGAGACTTCCTCTCATGCGTTTGGTTCGGTGCCAATCACGGAGTACCTCAACACAGATGACGGCATGGGTGACTACGAGACAGAGTTGTCTTTAATCGACTTGTATGATGCAGCGCAGTCTGACACAGCTAACTACATGCAAGATTTGTCAGACGCAATTCTAGCCATTTTCGGACGTGTGTCATTTCCGCATGATGTTCAGACAGCCGAACAGCGTATCGAATTTGTGAAAGTGATGCGTAAAGCTAGATTGCTTAACCTCGAGCCTCCTGTCGACCAAGACGGGCGTGAGGGATCTGTAGATGCCAAATATCTATATAAACAATATGACGTACAAGGAACCGAAGCCTATAAAAATCGTATTGTGTCCGACATCCATAAATTTACCAATACGCCAGACATGACAGACAGTAAGTTTGCCGGTCAACAATCCGGAGAGGCGTTGAAGTGGAAAGTGTTTGGTCTTGATCAGGAGCGTGTCGACATGCAAGCTTTATTTGAGCAATCTCTTAAACGTAGGTACAAACTAATCGCTCGTGTAAGCCAACTGCTTAAAGAGATTGATGACTTTGACATCAGCAAGCTTAAAATCACATTTACGCCAAACCTACCTAAGTCGCTACAAGAAAAGATTGAAGCCTTTAAAGCATTGGGTGGAGAGTTGTCGCAAGAGACAGCTATGGCTATTACAGACATCGTGGAAGATGCTAAGAAAGAAATTAGCCTTATCAACAGCGAGTCGAAATCACGTAGTCAATTAGCGCAGAAGTTAGAAGAAACCAGTAGATTGACTGATAGGGAGTTAGCTCATGACCACCAGAAAGAGTAAATACTGGCGTGACCGTATCAAGAAAGAAATGGATGCTAAAGAGGCAGACGATATCTCTCTTGAGCAATCCATGAAGCAATTGCACGATTATCATTTCAGGAATATCGAAAAAGAAATTGAGTCGTTTTATCAACGTTATGCTGACAAAGAGAAAATAGACCTTTCAGAAGCCCGTAAGAGAGCTTCTGAGCTTGATATTTCTGCTTACCAGAAGAAAGCTAAGGAACTTGTTGCAAAGGCTGAGAAACTACGAAGAGAAGGTAAGATAGTAACAAGAGATGACTTTACCCACCAAGAAAATGCAGACATGTCTATTTACAACTTAGCCATGAAAACGAATGCTTTGGAACTATTGCGCTTAAACATTGATTTAGAAATGCAAGAACTTGCCAACGGCGAACACAAGCTAACCAAGAAATTTCTTGATGAAGGTTATCGCAAAGAAACCGAGTTTCAAGCTGGGCTATTAGGATTATCAGTTGCTAGCCAAGCGAGTGTGAAAAGCTTAGCTGATGCCGTTATTAATGCTAATTTCAAAGGAGCAAAATGGTCAGATAACATTTGGGACAGACAAGATAAGTTACGTAGCATCATATCTCAAAGCGTCCAAAGTGCTATCCTAAAAGGTAAAAATGGCTTAACTATTGCAAGGGATATCAGACGAGAATTTGATGTGTCAGCGTCTTACGCAAAGCGACTAGCGATAACGGAGCATGCAAGGGTTCAGATGGAAGTTGGTAGATTATCCATGGCGGAGAATGGCTTTGCTATGTTTGATATATTGCCTGAGCCTAAAGCATGTGATGTTTGCAAGGATATAGCTAAGCATGGTCCATATCACCTTGACAAGTGGAGAATAGGGGAAAACTCTCCGCCGTTTCATCCGTATTGTCGTTGTGCAGTTGTAGGATTGGATAAGAAACAAGAAGAAAAAGTGAATGATAAATCTGAAAAATTTGAAAACATAACACCGAATCTCATGCCGTTATTTAGTAAGTTTGCAAGTAAAATAACAGATTTGCAACGTAAAATAGTGTACTCTGCTGATTTAGCAGATACCGGGTACATTAGAACACCGCATGCGTTTGATATAAACAATACCTTGCGAAATAAAGGCTACAATTATCTAAACGTTGATGATAAACTAATTACCGACACATTGGATAGTGTCATCTCGATAAATTCAACTCCCAAAAATATAAAAGTATACCGCTTTGATGATTTTGAGTTATTAGGTTCAATCAACGAACAAAACAATAATATTTTTGATTCAGGTAATTTTATGGATAAATTAAACCAGGGAGGATTATCATACACCAACGATGGATATACTTCTGCAAGTTATGATGTTAAAAAAAACGTGATGGGATATCGTCCTATTAAGACTAAAATAAAAGTACCTAAAGGAAGCCATGTTTATCTTACAGATAATGAGGAAGAAAGTGAAATTATACTACCACGAGGGACAAAGTATGATATAATTAATGCGAAGATAAATGAATATGAAGAAATAGAAATCACTATGGAAATAAGAAAGGAGTAAGCGATGGATTTTTCTGATTTTTTGAATAAAAAACAAAAAGAGTGGGATGAATCTCATCCAATTCCTGACTTTAGTGCAATGAGTGATGAAGAATTGCTTTATCAGCCAATGAGTGAAGCTTTAGTGTCTGAAAGATTTGCTAAAGAGTTATCTAAAGAGGTTAGAAAGCGTAATTTATTATCAAAATAAAAACATATTATTATAGACGGAAGACTGTGGTCGCCCGTCTTTTTTTGTACCCAAAAACAGGAGGAAAACATGAATCGTGAAAGTAAACCAGGTATGGAAAGCGTAAAAATCGGAGGGTTGACATACTCTGTTGAAAAGGCATCGGACCTGCAAGGCAAAGATGGCAATTGGGGTCTTATACACTACAAAACACAACAAATTAAACTAGATGACTCATTAACCGAGCAGCTCGAAGATCAAACACTTATCCACGAAATTGTTCATGGAATTTTAGTTGAGGCAGGCTATACTAATCACGAAGAGGACCAAGCTAATCGCATTGGTCTGATTTTGTATCAAGTATTGCAGGATAATGATTTTAGCTGGTTGTACAAAGGGGAATAAATATGAATAAACGCATCAAGAAAAAACGTAAGTTAGAAACAGCAGTTGTGATGCTTGTTGCAGAAAATGCTATGCAAGCAAAAGCTCTTAGAAATCAAAACAAACAAATTGCAGAGCTGAGAGCGATTATACAACAAAACGTCCAAGCAATAAATAGAGAGTTTGTAACTGCTAAAAATACGATTTTAGATAACCAATTAGCTATTAAGTTAATTGGTGATGATGTTGGTCACATCAAGCAAAATTATAAGCGGAAGTGGCGAAAATAAATTTTAAACTGGTCGAATTCGACCCCTTTAGAAATCAAACTAAGTCGTAGCAATACGGCTTTTTATTATGTCCAAGCATTGACGACGTAAAAAGCTATGGATTTTATAGTCGGGGACGACTTAAAACATAGGAGGTGCCAACCATGGCAGAAGAAACACAAACAGTTGAAACGGTTGAAGAGCAAGTGGTACCAGGAGCAAAACAACCGCAAGACGAAAAAAAGTATACAGATGCAGATGTGGACGCTATCATCGACAAAAAGTTTGCGAAGTGGAAGTCAGAACAAGAAGCTGAGAAATCGGAAGCCAAGAAAATGGCTAAGATGAACGAGAAAGAGAAAGCAGACTATGAGAAGCAGAAGCTGTTAGACGAATTGCAAGAGCTAAAAAACGATAAGACACGCAATGAGTTAACAGCAGTAGCTCGTCAAATGTTTGCAGAATCTGAAATCAACGTCAACGATGACGTACTTGGTTTAGTTGTGACTTTGGACGCAGAACAAACAAAAGCAAATGTAACAACGCTAGCAAACGCATTTGCTAAAGTTATCGCTGATGACCGCAAGGCTCTTGTACGCCAGACCACTCCGTCAACAGGCGGTGGTGTCGCAAAACAAACCAATTACGGTGCTAACTTGGCTAGTAAGGCAGCACAACAAAGCACCAAACTTTTTTAGGAGGAAATTATGAATAAACGTAAAGTAACAACATCTAAAGAGATTCTACACAATCTCGACTATGAAGCTATTTCAGTAACTTTAGATTCAAAAACAATCGGCAAGGAAGTTGTTCCAGCTGGGACAGTGTTAGCAGGTGTCTCGGAATCAGTATTTAAAAACCGCGAACAGAAAGTTAAAACTGTGAAAAATGGAGAAATTTCTAGCGAAAACAACATCTGCGGGATTTTGCTTACAGATGTCGATTTAACAAATGGCGACGCAGCTGGTTCCTGTGTTTATCGTGGGACTATCAATGCAGACAAGCTTGCTGATTCATCTATTGCGAAAAATTATGAGGGTTTGGAAAAAGTACTACCACACATTGTCTTTATCAAAGGAGGTAAATAAACATGGCATTGATCCACGAAATTATCACATCGGAAAATATCAAAGGTTTTTACAATGCTAAAAACAAAAATGTCGAAAACACGCTAGGGGAAAACGCATTTCCCCCAAAACAACAATTAGGACTCAAACTTTCGTTTATTAAAGGTGCAGCAGGCAAACCTGTCACACTTAAAGCGGCAGCCTTTGATACAAAAGTGCCACTACGTGACCGTATGACTGTTGAATTACTCGACGAAGAAATGCCATTCTTCAAAGAGGCTATGGTTGTCAAGGAAGCAGACCGTCAGCAACTCAGTTTGTTAGCTCAAACCAAAAATCAAGAGCTTATTGACACAGCGCTAGCAGCGATTTACAACGATAAAGTAACACTTATTGCAGGTGCAAAAGCACGTCTAGAAGCAATGCGTATGGAAGTATTGTCTAAAGGTAAAATCCATGTTGCATCAAACGGTGTCATGAAAGATTTTGATTATGGGTTAGATTCTTCGCAAACAACTAAGTCAGATACAAAATGGGAACAAGTAGATACCGCTACACCACTTAAAGACATCGAAAAAGCTATCGAAGTAATGGCAGAACGTGGCTTTGTGCCAGAAGCTATCATCATGAACTCTAAGACACTTAGCCTGATTAAAAATGCAAGTAATACTTTAGACGTTGTAAAGCCTATGGCGCCAGATGGGGCAGCTGTTACTAAAGGTGATTTGGAAACTTATATTGCTGATGAATTAGGTCTTAAAATTTTGCTTAAGGATGGAATGTTTGTCGGAGACGACGGTAAAGCTAAAAAATACTTCCCAGATGGATTTGCAACTTTAGTTCCTAACGGCAATCTTGGTTACACAGTATTTGGTACTACTCCAGAGCAATCAGATTTGCTTGGTGGTGAGGCAACAGATGCTGAGGTCTCTATTGTTGAAACAGGTATTGCAATTACCACTACTAAGACAACTGACCCAGTGAACGTCCAAACAAAAGTTTCTATGATTGCTTTGCCATCGTTTGAACGCTTGGAAGAAGTACAAATCATTAATGCAACAGAATCCGAAGAAGAAACTAAAAAAGAAAACAGCTTTGAAATGTAGGAGGTCAATATGCCTAGAGTAATTAGAGCATTTAAAGATAAAGTAACAAAAGTAGTCTACGAAGTCGGCGATATTTACTCGGGCGACCGAGTAGAGTTTTTGACAGAGGGTGGTGTTTTAGAACCGTCTGTAGACTTTGACAAGCTGAAAGTGAGTGAGATTAAAAGCAAACTTGACGAGTTAAGCATTGAGTATGATGCTAAACTTAAAAAATCCGAGCTATTGAAGCTTTTAAAGCAAACAATCGGATAGTTTGGAGGTGTTTATGGATGCAGTAAACACAAGTAGCGTTATAAGCAATGTAAAGCTTGATTTAGGCATCTTAGACAGTCAACAGGACGATTTACTTAACATGTTGCTAAAACGCGTTACAGACCATTTTAAAGCTAAATATGGTGCTGTCGAAATAGACAGCGCTTTTAGTTTTGTTTTAGAAGATTGTTTAATTGCTAGATTTAACCGTAGAGGTGCCGAGAGGGCAAAAAGCGAGAGTGTGGAAGGTCATACGACAACATACTACGACTTTTTGGATGAGTTTGAACCTTACGATGCCATGATTATGGCAAAGCTTAATTTAATCAAAGACAAATCTCGTAAAGGGGGACTGTACTTTTTATGAGATATGCAGATAGAGTTACATTTGTTAAAACGACGGATGAGCAATACAATCC